GGTGGACCTCAAGCACCGCGAAGTAGTTCGTCCCGCTCGACAGGGTGATCTGGTTCGAGCCGGTGAACATGCACCGAACGAACTTCCTGCTGCTGATCGTGTTCCCTGTGAACTCCTCGAAGACCGAGTTCGCACTCACCGGTTCGGACTCGGCGAGCGCCGATCCGGTGGGGGTGCCGTTCGCTCCGAACGTCCCAGTGTGAGCGTAGATCCTCGCGACGTACCACCCCTCCGCTTCCTCCGTTGTGAGCGGTTGCCAGACCCACGCGGAGAACTCCGCGATCTCGTTCCCATCGCCAGCGAACGATTGCCCAACAGCGTTCCTCCCGGTCCCAGATGTTCCGGCACCGGACGGGTACGAATCAGCCAGCGGGGTCTGCAGTGTCGGCCCGGTGGCAGGGGTGCCAGTGTGCAAGCCGAGCCAGATGTCGGGCTGTTCCGGCATCGCCACGCCGCCGACGAGCCAGTCCATGATCTCGTCGTTGTCCACCATCCCCGAGGCGATCGTGCTGGAGTAGATCCCAATGTCGATGTCACCGGCTGCAAAACTGACGGTATCGCCGCTCCCCACCGCCGTTCCGGTGACCGTGCAGTAGATGAGGCAATTCCCTTCGCCGCGATCCTCGTGGTCAAAGATGCCGACCCCGACGATCGTCCCCCAGCTTCCGGTCGCTTCGGGGAACGCCACCAGAAGGTCGTTCGACACGTACCCTCCAGACGACGCGGTGAAGGTGATTCCCTCGCGGGCGTATCCGTTCCCGCTCGGCTCGATGCCCTCTGCGCTCTCTGACGGCAGCGTCGTGAACAGTCCGAGGAACATCTCGTCTCGCTTGATGAAGACCCGGAACGAGTAGTCGGTCGCCGTGGAGTACCACGTCCCACCCTGGTAGTAACACCCGTTCCCGGCGAGGCTCGTGCTCGTCTGGTAGACGGCATAGACCTGCGTCCCGGTGTAGGCTCGGTAGACCTTGATCACCGCGACGTAGTTCACGTCCTGCGTCAGCGTGATCTGGTTTGCTCCCATGAACCGGAACCCGATCGTGACCTGGGTGGAACTCAGGGTGTAAAGCTCGACGACCTCCGAGTATGCGAGCGGCGAGCCGGTGGGCTTCCCAGACGAGCCGAACGTCCCGGTGTGAGCGTAGATCTCGCACCGGATATCACCCTTGGAAAGCGTCGAGAGCTTTTTGATGTCCACCTCGACGCGATCCAGCGTCTGTCCAGTGCCGACAAAGGTCTGACCATAGGACGAGATTGCGGTGGGGTGGTCCCAGCAACTGACGTTCGAACTCGTCGTGTTCGGCGTCATGTCATAGCAGGGCGTCCTCCCACCGTTCGTCCGGCTCGTTCGACCGGACCATTCCTCGGCGATCAGCTGTTCCGCGAAGTCGGTCAACGTAGCACTCGACACAAGACCTCCAATATGGCGCACCCCCGCATCTGGGGGTGCGCCAACAAAAAACTTTCCGCACTCAGTCCAGAGTGATCGTCAAATCAGTCGTGGCGAATTGTGCGGAGTCCCCGTTGGAGAGTGTCCGCGCCGTGGTCAGGGACGCAAACGCGAGCAGGTTGCCCGACGACGACGCATCCCAGATTCCGAACGCGACGACTTCGGTCCAGTTCTCGGTGGCCGGCCCGAACGTCAGGGTCGCCGTGGGGTTGAGCGTCTGCCCGGTCCGAACGAAGGTCGTGACCTGTTGCCGGGAGTACCCAGCGTTGCTGCACTCCGTTCCGCCGGTCCCATCATCTGCAGATGGGATGACGGTGAACAGTCCCACGTACCATGCTGTTTGCCGAGTCGGTGCGGCGCCGGATGTGAACACCCAGTCAAGAATGTCCTCTTCGATTTGATTCACAAGATTTGCCATTGTCCTCTACCTCCATGTCCTGTCGTTAACAATACGTGACCAGTCGTCACAACACTTTTCCCGCCTTGCCAGCAACCCACTTCCCGCCAACCCAAATGGTAAGCGTTCCAAGGATAATCCCTGACCATGTCGTTTCAGAGATCACGGCCTTGCCGATCACGTCGAGCCCGCGAAAAATGGTCGCAATCAGGTCAGACCCGATCATCGTCCAAAACGTCCTGCTCGCGAGCTTCGGCGTCAATGCGATGTCGGCAACTTTTGCAAGGATCGTTTCTGCCGACTGCGATGCGCTTCCAGTTGTCCCGGTCATCTTTCAACCTCCTTGTCCGGTCCTCGATTTCCTCGACCCATGCATCAGATAGCTCGCGGGCGAGGCGGGTCGGCATCAGTTCCACCTCCCGGTATTCCCAGACTCAAACCCATCGATGAAAAGAATGCCAGCCGGTGGTTCGCCGCATCGTTTGACCAACACCCCATCGAGCCACCACTCGTGCGCCACAGGATGACCCTCGGATGTCTCGTCTGCGATCCCCGGACCGATGTAATAGCCTGACGCCGACGAGGTGTAGGTGGGCTCTGGAGAGTCGGTCGGCGGCGCGTGTGAGTAGTACGAGGTGAGGATGACGTGATGCATCCCCTCCGGGATTGCGAGCGGGCACGAGAGAACGAGAGCGGCGAGCAGCAACGATTTCATCATGTGAGCCATCCTTCGATGCCTTGGGCAATGGCATCAGCCTGGATTCGGAGAAAACGGTCGTCCCTGAGCAACTGCTCCTCACGATGATTTGAGATGAAGGCAACTTCAACCAACACCGCAGGCATAGGGGTCTTTAATAACACGGTGAACCGACCCTCTTTGTCGCAGTCGTGGTCTGCCCAGTCACATCGGAACCTTCGTTGTTCGGACGAGTGCCGGACGACAGATTTGAAAATGGAGGTTGCTAGAGCATCGGCGGTCGTGACCCCTGGGCTCGTCCAGATTTCGAATCCCTCCGCTGAAGGGTTGTCCTCAACTGAGTTGCAGTGCAGCGAAATGAAAGCATCCGCCTCGGGGTGCAACCGGGCCCGGTGGGTTGTCGACAAATAAGAGTCATTGACCCTGGTCATGTAACACTTCCCTCGCGGGAAAAGGTCGGCCAAATGATAGGCGAGCACGAGGTTGACATCAGCCTCTCTCGTGCCAGCGGGCCCGATTGCCCCTGGATCGCTGCCGCCGTGACCTGGGTCGATGATGAGCACGTAACCTCCTACTGTGGCACCGGGGGTGGTTTCCGGCCAGATGTCTCTTCGACCACAATCTGCAGCAAAAGGGTGTTGTAGTTGATCTGTTTTTCGAGTGTGTTGATTCTCTTCGAGACATCGGTATCAATCTTGGTCATTACCTTTTGCCGCTCATCGTCAATCTGCTCTTGTGTCGCCTTGTAGATTTTGCCGCCCGGGGGGAGTACCTCGTTTGAAATCGTGTCCTGGATATGGTGTTCCGATTTGGTGTACATCCACCCCTCGGCGACTATCACGCCACCCCAAACAAGACCGAAAAATGATGCAACACCGGCAACCAATGCCATGTAGAACTGCATCGATTTCAAATTGATGCTCCATACCATTTTTGGAGTATCCCCGCTCATGTCGGTCTTTGTCATCGTCGATCTCCTTGGGTCGATCATCCTCAACTCCCCAATCCAATTGTAAGCGGGAAAAACCGTCCGCGAATGGAGACTGCCCCTGCGATGTTGATTTTGATTTTGATAGCCAGCCTCGAGCCCGCGCTGCGCGGCCCGAGATCGTAGCTCGTCGTTCGATCGTTGGTGATCGCATAGTAGTTGCTGCCACCGTCCGGAGACACGCTCGCCCATCCAGCCGGGTCACCCATCAACACTGCCTCGTCCACAGCTTGGTTTGCAACGAGGTCGAGATCGATGACGTAGTCGGTGTCCTGCTCATACCCGTCGAGGGGGATCCGGTTCAGCGGGACAGTCATCCCGGTCTTGGCGAGGTAGATCAGTCGGCTCACTTGGTCACCCCTGCCGCTTTGCGGAGTTGCTCCATCGTCATCAAATTACGTTGGAATTCCTGCGCCGCTTCGCTCGATCGTTCGGCATTCCTGCGCCCATGTACCAGAGCCTCTGCGGTCCTCCGCTGCGCGGCCCGGATCTCGTCGCGGAAGGCATCCATCGATGCCCGCAACTCCTGGTAGGACCGGGTGTCCTCCTCCATCTTGGTCTCGATCCTCTCGAGTGTTGAGCTGAGTTTTTCGAGCACGTCAGTCAATTTGTCGCTCATCGTGTCCCCCTTATCCGTTTGCCATTGGATCGAAGAAATCCGACCAGAACACCCCAACAGGAATGCGCGGATAGATGCTGCTCATCGAGACATTGTTACCAATATGGATTTCCGAGGCGGGTGCCGAATCGTAAGGTCGAACCACGCAGACCACGTCATTGACCCTCGGCACCTCTGCCTGGATGTACAGGGTTGCCGGGGTCACGTCCATCAGGATGTACGCCGACGACCAACCATGCCACTGCATCTTGAGGATCTCCTGGGAGAGTTGTCGCGCCGCCGCAGAGTAGTAGAAAGCGTAGTTGATCCCGTGATCGTAACTGACAGGCGTCCCGAGGTAATCGTCGATGGGTTGCGTGGCGGATGTCACAAACACATTGTGCCGCCAGGGTGCGACCGGCGGGCGCATCTTGCTTTGCACAATGAAATCGACATCGTCATAGGCGTACCCAAAGTTGGTAACCCAAATGTAGCGGGCGCGGCATCTGGCCTGGATTTGCCAGAGCCTCGGACGCAAGTGGTACTCCCACTGGGCATCCTCGTCCATGTCAAGAAACGCAGGATCGATCCCGCGCCCGTCCCGGTCCCGGATCCAGTACCTACCCGACTCGGTCAAATCGAACGGAGTAAAGAGAATATTGTCTGGAACCTCCACTCGGTAGACAGACCCGGCGAGGTAGTGCCACTCGATGTGCGCCTGCTCCTCGAGGGCAGTCCCCCCGAGCGAGGTGACGTTCTCGGGCTCGATGTAGATCCAGTCACCCGGATTGTCGACCCACCCCCTCACCTCTGTCTGGTTGAGAAGATCCGACACCATGAGATCGTCAGGGTCGGTCGTGGAAACCTGGGTCGCTGTTTTGAAAACGGCATTGCCAGCTGGCACCTCTGACCAATCATCCCGATACTGATCGTATGCCTTGAGCTTGAGTCCGAACGTGCGGTACTTGTCTGTGAAATCGAGCACCATGTGGTAGTTGAACGGCAGCGGGTAAGGCTCGGACCGCACATCATCGATCGTGATCATGCATTCGTTCGTTTCAACCTGATTCGAAACGTAGGATGCCTCTTCCTCGTAATTGGCCTCGACCCACAAAAGACGATCCATCCCCGGTACGACATCAGTCCGGCGGATTGCCCTCGTCCCACCGTCGAAGGGAGTCACCCCGATCATGTGGTCACCAACGTCGCGGAGATCGCGCCCGGAGACACCGAGAACGTCCCATTATCACTTGCCTTGAACGTGAATGAATACCCGTCGACCCGAGCCAGAGACGGGACCACCTCGGACGAGATCACAAGACTGTTTCCGGTGGTCGTCCAGGCGACCGCAGGGATCGTGATGTACATGCCTCGGCGCAGGTTGAGAAGGGGGATTGTCGGCAGAATCTGGATCTTTCTGACCCCATTGTCTCGGACCAGATTTGCGGTTCCGATGACCTTACCAATCTCCTCGAGTTCCTCCTCCCAGTCCTTCGCGTCGTCCCGATCGGAATCGAGCCCGAGCGGCACATCGTAGATCAACGTCTCACCATAATCACCAAGATCAGACGCATGTTCCCCAAGGTCATCCGCTGCCTCGACATCTTCCGGCGCCGCGATGTCGAGTTCGATGAACCCGTCACCGTCTTTGATCTTGACGCGCACCCCGGTCAACCCGCTGCTCGTGCCGTTGTACTCAATCTGCTTCGGCTCGGAGTACGGACTCTCCGTATCACCGACAACACAGGTCGCCACATACTCGTAGGTGGCCCCGGTCTCCAAACTTTCCCGATCGGCAAACGATGCATAACCATCGGCCCATCGCGCCGTTTCCTCGTTCAATGCCTCGGCAATCAGAGTCCATTGAATGATCTCGTCAGGATTCGGATCCTCGTCCGCTGGCTCGGTGTCCGGCACCGACGCGGGCAAGCTCGAGGTCGGTACGCCGGCAACCGTTTCGACACCGGTCTCGTCGACCCGCATGTTGAGCCTGATTGGCGTTTCCGGATCGGTTGCATAGATTCCGTAGATGTCGTCCGGTTGTGTCCGCTCCGGGCGCGAAATCAACCGGCGATAGAGTCGATACTTTTCGGGCTGAATCGGAATTTTGTGGAACCGTGGGAAGGTGATCACCCAGACGGCACCACCACCCTTGACATCGGCTCGCACCGCATCGGAGATTCCGAACAACGATTCGATGTTTGGTGGGTCGAGCGGAACCGAGATTTCTTCACGACCGGCAACCTTGCTCTCGTACTCCGGTCCCTGAACGTCGACCTTCCCGGGTCGAAGCAGATCCTTTTTGACGGTCCACGTAATGATGTGCGACCACGTTTCTTCAACTCGGTGGTCTTCGATCGAAATCTGCTTCCACATCGTTCGAACAGCGGAATTTTCTTTCTCGATGATTGTCGACCGTTCGAGTGCTTGATCCCAGGTCTGCACCGAGTCAAGCTGCAGATCGTTCTCCTCATCCTCTGGGGTGGGGTCCGGCCCGCCCGGTGGCTCGCCGCCGAGCTCATCGTCCTCATCGCCCATGCTTGCGAGCAGTTGTCTCCCCTGATCTTTTGCCAGCTCGATGTCTTCCTCGGTGGGAGCTTTCTTCGTGGAGCTCACCCGGTAGATCACGACACCTTCCCGCACGGTCCGATATGACAACTCGTTCGAACTCGTCGAAGCATATACAGACGATGACCAGAATACAGTTCTGACCCTATCGACGAGACCCATCGTCGTGCGCCTCGACCGACCCGGCAACCAGAGCCGAGCATAGGTGAGCTTGATGTACTCGTCCGGGGGGGAGTAGACCGTGCGGTACTCCCACTCCTCGACCGTGTGAGTGATCTCAACCCCATACTGATTGGTCACCCACATTTCACGCTTGACAAGCACCTCTTTACCACCCGGCAACCCGGACCACCACGACTTCGTTCGGACCCGCTCGAGTCCCTCCGAGTACTTCTCGACCGCTGGGAAATCCCCGAGGTTTTCTTCGGACTCACGGGTGATTGGCAAGGAATTGTTCATCGTGGGATTCTCACAATCACTCGATTTGCTTTGCGCTTCCGGACCGGGACATCGGTCAGTGACTTGATCAGATGCTCTGGGAGATTCATTGTCGACCCGACACCACATTGGGCAGCAACCGGATCAGTGATCATCAGAGTGTTTGTCCCCGAGTCAAAATGGATGTACGGCGCCTGGGATTCGACGAGGTCTGAGATCTGCCGCCAGTAACTGCTATCCGGCGGCATGACAAACGGGTCGAGCGGGAGATCCTCGATGCGGAACTCGCAGCGGAAACCCGCCATGTGAGCCAGCGTGGTCACGACTCCACGCAATGTCATCCTCGGGCCCATCGTGACAGTCGTGTAAACCCCGATTGGGTCGGTGTAGCTGGCGACTGCCCGTCGCGCATTGTTCGGGTCACGAGCAAAAACCAGTGTTTGTCGTGGGCGTTTGCGTTGCATCAGCCAGATTGCCTCGTACCCCTGGACAGTGATGGTAGGCACATCACCGTCTATGCTGATGTCCGGCTGGATGTCCGGTGGAATGACGCCGGCCCGCATGAGCAGTTCAGCCCTCGGGACCGTACCGTCGTAGCTCGCATAGATGTCCCACGGCACCCCAAGCTCGAGGTTGTGGTAGCCACGCAACGTAACTCGAAAACTTCCGTAGAGAGTATTTTCGCCCTGCTCAATGTGGATCTCTGATGTCCAGTCGGTAATGTCCCGGCCACCCATGAGCACCAATAGTTTGACCCGGACTACATCAGCCAAAGGTCACCCCCAGACCCTCGAGGACGGTCCTCGTCGTATCGTCCGGGACAATGATCTCAACCACCGTCCCCCGGACAACCCCGTAGACGACCATCGACGCAGGCAATTTGGTAAGCACCTCCGCACCGACAATCACCGATGCCTTGTGCCCATGCCGGAAGTAGACCCCGGTGATCACCGATGCTGGTTGGCTCGTACTCGTCCAGTTCTGCGTGACCATCGAAGCCGGGACTTTCTGTCCCATGTAGGCTTGCACGATCATCGAGGCGTCGACGACGTGCTCCACAAGCTCGCCGACGATTGCCGACACCGGTTGGCTCACCCTGATCGGGTGCCCGACGTAGTAGTACAGGTCGGCTTGAGCCTTGAGGATGTCCATCGTCCAGTAGTACGCCTCGCCGGTACACCGGTCGGTCCCGTTGTTCAGACAGATCCAGTAGGCTCGCATCGACGAGATTGGTCGTGTGAACTCGTGCGCTGTGTAGTAGATCATCCCGGTCGCCGGGTAGTGCTGCTCGTGATCAAGCACAGTGAATGAAGTTGTCGAGAGGGTGCTTGAGTTGTACTTGACGACGACCGTGATCTCCTCGCCGCTCATGTAGTACCAATCGATCCGAGTTGCCACGGTCACATCAGTGAAATCGTCGACGTAGACACCACCTGAAACCTTCTTGATGCCGGTGGCCTCGAGCCCGCCATTCGCGATGGTGAAGGACTGTGAGCCGAGCAATACTTCGATCAGAGACAGGGTCATGTCGGTCGAGTCCGAAAGCTCGACAATCACCGGAGTGTTTGCGAACACATTCACCGCACCATCAGCCGGCGAAACGGAATCGACCACAACTGCCATGTCATGTCCTGACGTTCAGCCTGAGTTGCTTGAGTTCTTCGGTCGTGGTCTCGTCGATCACGTACCGCAGCCAAAACGGCACCTCTCCCTCGCCGACCTGGACGACAAACGAACCCTCGGCAAAGTCTGCGTCGAGATCAGCCGTGAGTTCGATGTAGGTACTCGTCACCCCCGATGTGGCGATCGACCGAGTGTTGAAGATCGTCGCGTCGAAGTTGGAGATAGTCACATCAGACCCAGCAGTGAACCCGATCGTGACCGGGTCGTCGATGTAGATCCGCGCAGGTTGCCCTTCAGACACCCCTGAGTCGGCGTTTGTTTTTGCGTGAACAGATGGTCCCACATCCTCGGCGGGCAGCGTGGTGCCAACCCTGGACCCCACGGCATAGGCATTCGAGCCGGACGTGAGACCCTCGATCTCGATTTGAAACGGCGTTAGAGGAATCGTCCAGTAGTCGGTAGCCGTATGGTTGTCGTCCGCAGTCCAGTAGACGTAGATGCCGTCCTCGAGCAACACCCGGTTTCCGGCCCCGGTGACGACGTTCTGTGCCGATGACCACGACGGCGGATACGAAGCAGCACGACCCCACTTGAACTGATCTGGCGACCCCTCACTGTCGATGTAGATGTAGAGGTTGTCCTCGACCGTCCCGGTGAAGTTGCCCTCGACGGTGATGTCGTCCGCTCCGGTCCCGGTCAGTGTTGCGGTGCCGATCGACGCCTCGTCCACCGACTTGATCGTGCCCTCGTCGAGGGTCGTCCCGTTGCCAATCCAACACGGGATTCCGATCGTCCACCGGGTTGCCACGATCGGTTTGACGACGATCGTTTTTGTCGTGCCGTCGATGGTGACTGCCGCCATGGTCCGGGTCCGCTGCCCGCAGATCGGGCGCCACCCTGCCGAGTCCGGAGAGTTCGAATCGTCGTATGTGATTTCGACCTGATCGTTCGAATCTGCGGCCCACAACGAGGAGTCTGTTGTGTTGCCCAACACCAACACCTCGAAGTCATCAGCCGCAGTGAGTCCATCCGGTTGCCAGCACTCTTTTGGGATCGTGAGCCCACCCTCGGGTGCAACGAAGTCCGTACCCGTGGTGCCGCGCCAGTTGCTATCAGCATCGATCGTTGGGTGCAGGTTTGTTGTGTTGTCGCGAAACTTCAACGCCTGGATTTCATACTCCGTTGCGGAGTAGAAATTGACGATGTAGCGTTGGGAAACGGCACCCTCCTGGAGAACGACGTAATCGAGATTCCCAGTGCCGGACCCGTTGAGATGTACCGGGTCGGTCCACTCCGGGAAGTCATCCCAGATTTCCATCAAGTCGAAAGTGTTGGTTAGGGAATGGTTCTTGGCAAACGCCTTGACCGGGGTGCCAGTCTCGCCGCGCTGCCCTGCCCCGAGGTAGAGAGAATCCGAAAGCTCGTCCGACTCGATCGCGATTGCCTCGAGGTTGATGTCCCCATTGGTCCGCGCCGCATAGAACTCGACGAGGTTCAAGTAGCGGATCGTGAAAAACGGTTTTCTCGATGCTGCCGAAAACCCGACAAAGTAGTGACTGCAGTTCGACGATGATTTCGGCTTGATCCGCATCAACACTTGCCAGTCAACACCGGCTCTGAGCACGTACTCCATCTCATCGGTTACGTCGATGACCATCGCAGGGGTGTCCCGATCCTGCCCGTCGTAAACGACGGTGACCGTGTCCTCCCAGATCGGCGCGGCCTTTATGTCCTTGCCCTCAACCGGTCCCCAGATGTCATGGGTCCACGTTGTCGTGCTTGCAATGCGGTATTGCACGGTCGCCGACCCCGACTCGTCGTGCCATGCCGGCGGGAGAAGAAACCGCATCAGCTGCACGGTCCCAGAGTTTGTACCACCGAGGGAACTCTGTTTAAAAAACGTCCAGGTTGCCGAGAGGATGATCGGCGACTGCCCGATGATTGCCCGGAGGTTTGCGAGCCGCAGACGCAGACACCACCAACGGAATGCACCGTCGACAATGTGATACGGCTCGATCTCGTCGTACTCGTTGTAGCTCCCGAGGTCGGAGTTGTTGCCCGAGTTGTTGAGGATGACAGAGTTCCCGTAAAGACATCTGATGCTGTAGCCGGGAGTCTGATCGGGATATTTCCCATACTCCAAATATCGATGACTCATGTGGTCAACCCCCTCACCTTCAGGTTCACTGCTTTCATTAGACCGATCACCGCAGAGTCAGGCATGGCAACCCGTGCCCAGAAGTATGCCGTTCCACCGGCGGTGATGGTCCCGGTCGTCTCTCCCACCTCGGTCAACGTGACATCGGAGGTGCCGTAGGTGCCCTCGGACCCGGACACGTCCGGAGCGAGCTCGAGCCAGAGATACCCGTCTGTGACCTGCAACGTGATCGAGTCCGAGGTCGGATCCGAGGTCACATAGGCGAGGACAATCTGCAGACCTTTGAGGTAGTCATTGGTGTCGTCATAATCCGCATGACCGAACTCGTACACCGTCGACCCGTCGAACCGCGCCCCGGAAACTGCCGTACCGTTGCCGCTCGGGCCCGCTACAACGATGTCGCAGACTTTGTATCCAACATCATCGCCGGTCCCATCAGCCCAGTTGGTGAACGTAATCGTGTAGGTGCCGATCACTGCCATCTTGTCTCTGGAGTCGGCACTGTGGTTGTCGATCCTGAGCACACGCGTCGTCGACCCGGCGCCGGTGAAATAGGTGCCCGGGAGTGCGGTCGCCACGCACCCCTGAGCCGGGTCTCCACCGATATTGGTGACTGCAACCCTGACGCCCGGACTCGTTGTCGTTCCGGCATTGATCACGCCGAACGCAAGCCGGTCCGACACCACCCCAACATCGGACATTAGTTGCCCGATCGAGACCTTCGCTTTCTGCCCGGTGGTTGCCGCCGAGTCGAACACGATGTCGCATCCTGGGATCAGGTCCGAGTGGACTGTTGACCCATCGGTGGTCACCGATTCCGATGAGGTGTATGCATTGACGTTTTTGACGTTGCACGTCACCTTGCAACTCGAGTCCGAAAGCATCTCGATCTCGTAGGTGTCGGCGATTGCCCTACCGTCCCCGCGCCATGTGACCGAGTCCAACGGTTCGTTGAGTGTGTTCTCCCACCGGAGTTGGAGATTCGAATCTGCCGAGCCCGGTACGGCGGCATCTCTCAGGACGAGTTCTGCGCTCATGACTGTGTCTCCTACATCTTGTACATCGTGACCTGGGCGCGTTGCCAAGTCAGTCGAGAGTTGATTGCCGACCCATCCCGAGCTGAGTCCGGATGGTCGCCGATGACAGCGTCGAATGTGGTTTCTTCTCGGGGTCCGAACACCGCATAAAACGGTGTTCCGCCAGACTTCAGTCGAGTTGTAATGATCCCGCCGGCATCGAGCAACACGGCAAGTGTTTCGGCTTGTGCCGCATCGAGCAAGGTGAATTTCAGAACGAGCTTCGCATTGGTTGGTGTTGCGTCGTACTCCGTTACGATCCGCTGCCCGGACACGCTCGAGGCGACGGCAGTCTGCCGCCCGCGATCCTGAAATCTCTCAACAAGGATCGGTGGTCGGTCGACGGTCAAGCTCGTCGTGCCGTTGCTCAACACAACGAATGAACTCATGGCAAAACCCCCGCAGCATCGGTCGGATCCAGGATCTTGCCGTCCGGGCCGACAAGCCGGAACCCGAGCACAATCGGATTCTCATCAGCGTGCTTCTGCAGACCCTTGATCTCTTCTTTTACCGTTTCGGTGACGGTGCCGAAAGCACTCTTTGCGTTCTTAGCACTCTTGTCAGACCACTCCATGAAGATCATCGGGTTTTCCGCAGGGAGTTTGGTGCAATCCAGCACTGCCTCGGCTGTGACGTAGACAATCTTCTTCGCCTGCTTCGCCACCTCGGGGAGTTGGGTTTTGATGCTCTCCCCGAACCCCTGCATGATCCGGTCTGCTTCTTGTTTTGCGTCTCTTGCGTACTTCCCAAACTCGTCCTGTTGACCTTGTAGGTACTCGACATAGTCACCGAAATACTTCTTCATCGGGCCAATCATGAGCGGGTTGTTATAGATGCCCACCATGACATCGACGATCGTTTGGCTGATCGCTTCCCATGCCTTCATGACCAGCTCGGCACCCTTCCAGGCGTAATATCCGACGATCTGTGCGAGATTTTTTTGCGATGTCGCGATGTCGTCGTTGATACCTATCGCCATCCGTTTTGCCGCTTCCCATGCTCCCTTGAAATCACCGTTCAGTGCCTTCACGATGATTTCGATCGAGCCGGTCAACGCGGTCACCATTGCCGCCGCAACGTCTGTGATGAGCACCAATGTGACAGTCAACACTGCCTTGATTTCCTTGCCGTATTGCCCGAAAAAGGTCTTCAGCTTTTCAAAGATCTCTTTGATGTCCGGCCAGATACGGATTGCCGTGTCCTTGATCTTCTGGATCTGTGCCGCAAAGTGCTCGTACATGAAAACGAACACCGGTTTCGCATACTCCCAGAAATCGACCACAGCCTTTTTGATCTGTTGCCAGTAGACCCCAACACCAACAACGATTGCGGCAATCCCGGCGGCAGCGGCGATCGACGCCGGCCCGATCGACCCGATGATCGTGATGAGCGTCCCGAGGGCAAAGATGACCGGACCGGCGGCGACGGCAATCAGACCAATCGTCAGCACCGTCTTTTTGATCTTTGGGTCAAGCTCTTCGAATGCCGTCGTCGCCTTGGAAATGACCTCTGACACCTTTTGCACAGCTTTGAGGACGTATGGCATGACAACGTACCCGAGCTTGACGCCAGCCGCTTGAATTGCCGCCAGTGCCATCTGGAACATGAGCATCGGTCGGCTTGCGGTCTCCTCGAACGCTTCCGCCAGGTCTCCGGTGTTGTCCTTCATGCGCTCGAAGATCTCCATGGCATCCTTCGCGTTTTCGCCGGTCAGTGCGAGCACGCCAGTCAGAGCCCGGATCCGGCTGAACATCTGCCCGGTGGGCTCGATGCCTTGGAGTTTCTCCCGCAACCCGAGCAAGGCCGGGAGCAACCCTTTCTCGTCGACCTCCTGCCGCAGTTGCCCGAGGTTGAGCCCAACATCAGACAGGGCCTTTGCCGACTTCGAGGTCGGTTTGATCAATGCGGTCATGATGGTTCTGATTGACGTTGACGCTTCCGCCGCTGGGAGACCGACACGAGTCAATCCTGCCATCGAGGCGCCCAACTCTTCGAACGAGATCCCGAGCTCGGCGCCGATCGGCACGAGTCGGCCCATGACGGGAGCGAGGTCTTCCGCATAGGCTTTACCCTCTCGGACGGTCGCGATAAGGGTGCTCGCCGCCCGCTCGGCACTCATGTTTGACTGCTTGTAGGCATTCATCGCCGAGGTGATCAGGTCCGCTGCGGTCGCGGTATCCCCGAGACCGACCGCAGATGCCATCGCAGACTTTTCGAGGATATCCATTGCCTCCGCCGTTTTGAACCCGGCAGAGGTCACAAAAAACAGACCGTTGGCGAGGTCTTGCGGTGCCTTGCCGACCTTCGGGGCAAGCTCGAGCAGATCTTTTCCCCACTGATCGACCTGTTCTCGGGAAACACCAACGAGAGAGACGATCTTGGTCATCGACTCGTCGAAGGTCGTTGCCATCTTCGTACTTTGGATTGCCGCCATCCCCATCGGAACGGTAAGACCATAGGTGAGTCCCTTGCCCATCCCCTGAAGTTCCCGCCCGACTGCCCGCATCTTCCGTTGAACACGCTTCATGTCCCGAAAGAATTGTTCAGTGTGCATCCCGAGAAGAATGTCGAGTTTTGCCAAAGTTGCCATCAGGCACCACCTTCCCTCACCGCACCGATCGCCTCGAGGAAGGCGAGCGTTTCATCCGAGACCTTGTCCGAGATCTTGTTGGGTGCCACCTCCCGACTGGACTGTGCCTGCCACGGGTCAAGGTCGAAAAAGTCTCCGGGCGCCACTCCCTTTTTCCCCTTCTCGATGAACAGGTTTCCGATCGTCGCGCAGATCATCCCGGACCTGTAGTCGTCCTTGATTTGTCCGAATGGCTGGATCTGATAGAACGCGAGCCACTCACTGAATTCATGCGACCCCATCCGCGACTGGAGTTCACCCACGGTGGCACCGAGTGCCAATGCGAGAACAAACCAGAACCGATGGAGAGGTCGCATCATGAGTTTCCCGAGAGTTCCTCGATGTCGGTGTTCGAAATTTTGTTGATCTTCCGCGCAACCTCGAACACCCGGTCGAGGGCAACCGAACTGAGCTTGGTGACAAGTTCGATATCAGACGACATAAACACCGGATTCCGATCGGCATCGGTGACAGTCGCGACGGCGAGCTTCGCCCGGAAGTCCCGCAAATCCTGTTTCGGAACATCTCCGGTCATGTCGAGCACCGACTGTTCCCAGGCGTCACGTTGCCGCCCGTCCATCTCCGAGACGTAGACAGATCCACCCCATTCCGGAACCTCGACCTCGACGATCGCGAGCGGGCCCGCACCCAAAATCTGATCTCTGGTAAGCATCATCTCCCCCTTCCATATTTTGCCGTCACCTGATCGATGTACTTTCTCAGCATCTGCTTGACCTTCAGGAGAGCGGCATCCTTTTTCCGGTCAAAAGCTGGACGCAGAAACGGTTTCGGTGTTGACCCCGGATGGTTATGCACCATCTTGTGGGGTTTGTGTTTCTGTTTTTTTGCTCCTTTCTTCCCTTGTCCAGGCAGGGCCACCGGATGTGGTGCCGTCCCGAGTTCGACAAGGTGAGCGTGTGCCGCCTTTTTGCCAGTCCCCACGCTCACGATGATTTCTTTTGCGTTGACACGCTGTTTGATTTTGATCTCGTTGTGCAGGGTGCCGAACTCTCTGGTGACGATTTTCTTTGCTTCCTCTTGCCAGAGATACGCTCCGCGCCGCGCCGCCTTGGTCAAGGTTTTCCGACCAAGCTTTGACTCAAGCATTTTCAATGCTGCCATCAACTCCCGGTCGTCGACGCGGAGCGTAACGGTATTCAGCGACCTGCCCGCCATTACGGATCCACAAAGGTTGGCTGATCGGAAATCGCCAGGGCAACACTCATGATTTGCGCTGCCGAGGCGACTGCCAGAGTGAACGTCACAGAGACGGTCGCCGAAAGGTTGGAGATCGTCCCGTCCTTGAACGTCAATCGGAAGTCGGTCGGAGTTTCGACCGTCCGCTTGTTTCGGAGTTCCTTGTGGATTGCCTTCGCCTGGTCGTAGTTCACATCGAAGTTCAGTGAACCTTCGCCGGACAGACCCCCGAGATACTCCCGGGCCAGGGAATCGTGGTTGGTGACATCGACCTTTTCGGCGACACCGGGGTCGTAGTCGATGTCGAGTGGTTCGGAAATCGGCGTGAATGTTGGCGTGGTCGCCATGTTACTCATCGCGATGGTTGCGCCGTGAGCGAGAATTGCCATATCAGCCTCCTAGCGCAGATGGAACACGGCAAGTTTGACCGTTGCGTCCGAAACGTCAACGTGTACCGTGTTGTCGGTCTGCATCCAACCATCGCGTCCGAACGGACCGAACAGCGCAATGTCGTCTGCAGCGAGAGAATATGCGGTGATCGCACCGTCTCGACCGAGCTCGTCAGGCGCAGCATCGATCGTCACGGTTTGGGCACCGACATCGGTGTTCTGAACGAGGAGGATATCCCCCTCGCTCGGGGTCCAGTAATTGCCGTTGACATCGTCACCGGCAACGAAACCAACATCCGCAGCACCGGCAACGACCGCAACGGTTTGCGCCGCCTTCGATACCGGGGTGAGTGCTGTTCTTGCCATCTGTTGTTACCTCACTTTTCTTCACTTTTCTTCGTTGAACATGGCAGTCACCATGAACTGCCACGACTTGTAGTCCGGGAAATACCCGACATCGTAGAAATTGGTGACCTCTACCCACCCGATTTTCTTTCCGCCGATGATCCCCCGGAAACCCTTGTTATCCGGGTTGAGTACCTCCTGGATTTGGTCAACGATGGCTCGAGCACCGGCTCGAGTCGTCGAATGACCGGTGAATTGGAAATGGTGCCCGATGATTGTCCCGGCATTCGAGTGGCTTGTCGGTCCGGGAGTCTCTGAGAGAAGTCGGTAGACGATCGCATCACCGGATCTGTCGTCCGGCAGGTAGACCGGGTACACCGGAGCGATGTGTCCGAACAGGGCAGCAAACCCAGACTCGATCACGTCACCACCTCCAAGCACATCAGGCTCAAGTCGCGCCGCCGACCCTGATGGTCGATGACGTGTTTGATTTGGAACAAACGGTCGCCAAACACGATCCGCCAGGTCGGTTTCAAACCGGGGTAGTACCGCATGTTGACCTTGACATCAACCTCGGCATGTAGCTCCCGAGAGTTGATGTACTCCCGGCCTTTCAGTTCGAGCACCTCTGCCGGGTAGTCCTCGATCTCGTCCACCCAAGATTCGACCAGTTCCCCGTCCTCGATGGACTGTGTCCGGAGGGGGGACTGGAGGGTCACGAGGTGGCGCAGTCGTCCAGCTTGCATCAGTACATCACCCTGTTCGGCCAGAGGAGTTTTTGGGCTGTGGTGATCGGCATCTGCATCACCATCACCCCGACGATCTCGGACTCCCGGTGCTCGTACATGTCCGAGATCGCGATGAGCATCCCGTGTTTGATGTCGTCCGGCACGTCGTCCGGCACCCCATACCCCGCGACAAACGTGACAAACACAGCATCGGTACGTGGGTACGTGCCGGGGTAGATCACGTTGTAGGCAGGGATCATGAGCGGGCTCGGGTCATCCGCGACGAGTTGATATTGGTCTGCCGCGAGTGTCTGCTCGACGTTGTTCACGTCGTAGTAGGTGACCGAGGAAATCTCCGAAACCGGCGGCAGCGGAAGACTGATCTCCGGGTAAAACCCGTCGAGGGTCATCTTGAGAGTGCGAGACACGAGGGAGCGATTCAGGAACCCTTCAGCCCATGACGTTGCCGACTTGATCAACCCCGTCACATACGAATCCTCTCGCTTGTCGGCGAGCGGGATCCGGAGATGTTCCTTGGTCTCTTTCAGGGAGAGCACCCCCTGTGTCGGTGGTGTCACGGTGGAGATTCTCACTTTTTCTCTCCCTCATCCGGCAGGATTTCGAGTGCTCCACCCTTTGCCAGACTCCGCGCCCAGGTCTCCTCGAGGCGCAGCACGCGCCCCTTTCGCAGCGAGACACTCGGGCCGGCGAGCGACCTGAGCATCCTGACCCGGACTGTCGTTTTGTCTTTCGATTTTGCTTTTGCCATGATCCCTCCAAGAGGGCAATGCCGGGGGTGTTGTCCCCCGGCACTGCCGGGTGATTACGATGCCGCGTTGATGTAGTACTTCACCGGGTTCGACCCGGCATTCTGAAGCAGACCATCGTAGCGGGCATACGCCAAAAATCCGACTTGGAGGTAGTCCGCGTAACGCTCACTGAGCCTCATCATCTGGATGCCGAGCACCTCTCGGATGAGGTACTGACTCAGGTCACCAAAGATGATCGACTTTGCGCTCGCAGCCATTGCCGCCATGTCCTGATTGATGGTGTACGGGTAGTTGAGGATGCGGTCCGGCGCACCATAGGCGAGGCCGGGTTGCCAGATCGGGAGGTCGTTCGCGTCGAGAAGTTTCTTCGCGGCGGCGAGGGTCGTGTCGGCGAACATCCAACCGACACCGGGTGCCCGACGGTGCTCCGGGTCGACCGAATGCTCGAGGTCGACAAAGTCGTCGTAGATGACGGTCGTGGTCTGACCACTCGCACCGGTTTTCCCGAGGGCAGCACCCACCACAATGCCGAACGGCAGCGTGGTTCCGGCGCCGGTCGTGAAGTGGGTGTTTGTGATTCGAGCGATCCGGGTTCCCAGAGCCTTCGCCAGAAATGCGTTCAGGTTGAATGCCGAGTCCTGAAGCAACTGCAGGGAAACGAGGACGAGCTTCGAGGTGTACATGAACGACCCGATGGACTGCTGGAGGAACGCAACATCCTGGGTGGAAACCTGCGTGTTCTCCGCGAGGATCGCTCCGGTGTTCCCGGTGTCGTTGACGGTCGGCAGCAACATGGTCGCGCCGCTCGCGGTTCGCATGATGGTTGCGACATCACGCATCCCGCCGTATGCCTTCATCGCCTCGTTCAGTTGTCGATAGAACTCCTGCGGAACGGTGTAACCACCGGCACCGGGGGTGCCAACGGACTGCGCCGCCTGGAAGTCCGGGTCGAACCGGCGAGACATGAACTCGCGATGCTTGTCGGTCGCCCGTGGGTTGTGAATGCCACCCTTCAGGAAGAGATCAAAAGCTTCCGCCTCGAACTTCTCTTCCTCGGCGACCTGATCGGGCACCTTGTTCTCGAGACCAGCTTTCAGCCGGCGATTCTCGTCGAGCTCGAACTCGGAAGCGATCAGACGCTCCTCGGCGCGAACCCGCTCCCCGAGCTTGTCAGCATCGGCCATGGCAGCATCGAAGCTCGCCATGTCCTCTGCGGTCACGGGACTGTCGTCCCCTTTGTGGATGAATGCACGAGCCTGCTCGACGAGGTTGCCGCGCTGCTCGTTCAACTCGCGGATCAATTCCATACCTGAACTTGCCATTTTGCCTCCTATGAACACTCGGCAACGTGCAATCTGATGCGCCGTTCCATGAGTGCTCGGATGTGTTCCGACCCGGTATCCGGATCGGTGTCGTCGACGATCGGCTCGTCGCCGTCGTCTCGTGGATCGATTGGCACCACATTGGGCTGTGGCTCAACTTGCAGGGGTTCGGGGAGGTTGCAGAAACCCGAGAAATCGAAACATGCCGCTGCCGCGATTTCCTCGGTGTCATAAACCTCATCGATCAACCCTGCCTCGAGTGCCTCAGAGCCCGAGTACCACGTTTCATCGCTCATCTTTTCCAGCATCTCGGCAACCGAGTCGCCGGTCTTTCTCGCATAGATCTCGGCAATCGTGTTGCCGAGCTTATCCAGCACGTCTGCGGTGTCCCGCATGTCCTGTGCGTTCCCGATCGCCATTCCCCACGGGTTGTGGATCATGACAAACGAGGCGTCCGCTGCAGTGACGTGGTCGCCGGCCAGAGCAATCACCGAGGCAATGCTCGCCGCCACTCCCTCGATCCTCGTCGTCACCCTCGCCGGGTGGGCCCGCAGCGCGTTGTAGATCGCGAGACCGTCAAACACACTGCCGCCCGGGGAGTTGATCCTGAGCTTGATGTTCTTCGAGGTTATTCCCTTGAGGTCGTCTACGAACTTCTTCGCCGACAACCCATACCAGGAGATCGAGTCATAGATCAGCACCTCGGTCGTGTCGTCGTCCTTTGCCGCAAAGAACTCGTACCACGACCCGTCACTCTTGACCCTCTTGATCCTCTTCGCCAGTTCCTCGGGGTTGATTGTTGCCATCAGATCCTCCGGTGTAGGGTTCATCGATCGGGCGCAGACTGCCATTGATGAACAGTTGATCCCCATCGGGGTGGGGTGGCAGGTTTTCGAATTTCCGAGCCTCGTTGGGTGTTATCCACCCGTTCTGAATGCCTGACGCATAGAACTCTGATCTGGATTTCGAGTCCCCACGCATCAGCCCATTCAGGTTGAGCTCGCAGAAGTAAGGTGGCCGGACGAGCTTACGGTTGAACTCCTGCTCGATCGCCACAGCCCAGGACCGCAGCACGTACTGGACGAAGGCGATATTCCGCTGCTCGAGTGAGTTTCCCCACTCGACGTTCGAGTCGCTTTCGCCGATCATCTGCGGCGGCACCCCAAAGATCTTGCAGATGTCGATCGCCTGATACTTCCGCTGCTCGAGGGTTTGGGCATCGCTCGGTGTCATGACGAGGTTTTGCCACTTCATCCCCTGGTCGAGCGGGATTGCGAGACCGTCACCCGTCATGATCTTCTGAATGCCATCGAGAAGTTTCTTCCACGTCTCCGGTTTCAAGTGACCTGGAATTTCGACCGCACCCTTTGCCATCGTGGCATTCCTGTGCAATCGAGCGACGTAGTTTTCCATGCCGAGCCCGAGGGCAATCGGCTCTGCCTGGGCGGCGATGACCGACATCCCGACGATGCCGTCAAACCCGAGACCAGGAACATGGATCATGTCGACCTGATCGATTTCTTCATGCGTCCCGTCCGCGAGGTTCACGTCGTACTTCAGCCGACCATTCTTCCGTTCGACCTTGACGGTCGAGGCCGGGAGATAGAGCAACTCGCTCGGTCGTCCTGACGTTCGGTTGATCACCGAATACAGGTTCCCCAGCGATAGCACATCGGCCATGATCAAACGCCGATACGTCGAGCTCGTCATCATCACGTTGGGACCGTCGTGGAGCAGGCGCCGGGTGGGGTGGCTCGTCGCCTTTTCCCGCGACCCGTCCGGCAAGAGCTTGAACATCTCCCAAGGCACAGAGGAAATTTGATCGGCAATCAGTGAGACGCATCGGAACACGGTTGCGTTCCGCATCGCTCGTTCTTGCGACATCGATATCCCCGACGCCGTGTCGCGACCACCCATCCAATCAATCAGCCACTGTGACGGGTCACCGAGATTGGTGCTCGGATTTTCCGGGCTCGCACCAACTGCCCGCAAAACGGATTTCGTTAGGATACCCATCTCAGCCTCTCACCGCTACGAGGATTAGACCGGCACCGGCAACAACGAACATCGCGGCAGGATTGATCATCCAGACCCCGTATCCCATGACACCGCACCCGATGACCAGGAGCAGATCCTTGAAATCGAGCTTCCGTTTTCCACTCATACGACTTGCTCCTCGGTGTCCCAGATCGACTGACCGTTTTCGGGGTGGATTGCAGCGCGACCGACTGCCATGATCCCGGCGACGATGCCGTCGATACGTTCGGTCGAGACCTTTTTGTCAGGCTTGAGTAACCCGGTTGCGTTCTCGGTGACTGCCACGTTTCCCGCCATCCACCGGAGCACCGGGTTCCCCCCGTGCTCGAGCTTCCGGCTCAAGATCAGCCTCTCAAAAGCCCTCGTGGGCTCGTTCATGGTGATGACACCCTGCCGATGTTCAATCATCGGTAGTCCCTCTTCCTGAGCCCGCAACGCGAACTGCAGCGCGAGGTAGGGGTCGTAACAGATCTCCGGAATCTCGTAGAGACGGGACTTTTCGAGCAGGGATTGCAGGATGTAGTCGTAATCGATGACGTTTCCTGGGGTCAAATGGAGCAAACCGAGGTCTCTCCAAGTGTCATACGGCACCTTGTCTTTCTCTACCCGCTTTCGGAGAGAGTCCATCGGCAACCAAAAATCGGCAATGAGAGCGACCTTTTCTGTCTCCGGATCCGGAAATGCGAGTACCAATGCGGTCAAATCGATGCTCGTCGAGAGGTCGATGCCGGCGTAACAACGCCTTCCCGAGAGGTGTTCAGGCAGTTCTGACCACCCTACCGGGCCGGCGCACTGGTCCCAGACATCGAGATCAATGAATCTCTCGACCTGTTCGGTCCATTCATTGCAGTGCAAACGCCTGAATGCGTTCTGATTGCGCGGGGAGTCCTGCGCCCGCTGGCATTTCTCCGCGATCTGTTCCTCTTTGACCGAGATGCCGAGATTCGGGTTACCCTTCTGCCATGTAGTTGAGTCTTTCCAGTCGTCACCCTCGTCTGGCTCACAGATGTAAAACAGGAACGCATCATCGGTGACCATGTCCTCGGGGTCGAGCACCTCGACACCATGTTTCCTGAGATCCCAGGCGACACCCGCCATCCCGGCGCCAGCTGTGCTGATGCCGATCATGAGTGGCGACCTTCTGGCACCGGTTGAGGTGTCGATGACATCCCAGAGTCCGGAGTCGCGATGCTGGTGGATCTCATCGAGCACCGCACCGTGGGTGTTCAACCCGTCCAGGGTGTTGTAGTCGGCACTCAAAGGCTCGATCTTCGCCCACAGATCCTCGACGACGATCGATGTCTTCATCGGCTTAGAGAACTGCCGCAGGACCGGGCTCTGGAGGATCATGCGCCGCGCCGCTTCCCAACAGATCTTCGCCTGATCCCTCTTTGTGGCGACCGTGTAGCACTCGCTGCCAGCCTCGTTGTCGAGAAACATCACGGCGAGCAGGAGACCGGCGGCGAATTCGGTTTTGCCGTTCTTCCGAGCCACCTGGATGTAGATGTATCGGTACCGACGAGACCCGTCCGGGCGCAACCACCCGAATGCCATCCGAACAATGAATTTCTCCCAGTCCGAGAGAATGAACGGTTGTCCGGCCCATTCGCCGCTGCCGTGTTTGAGGTGCTTCTGGAAGAAGTCGACTGCCCGCTGTGCCGCCTCGGGATAGTAGCGGAATGGAAAACCACTCGTGCCCTGGCGTTTGAGGTCTGCCTCGTGCCGGTCGTAGGCTTGCTGCTCGAGCTTCCCGATCATCCTACCCATTGCTCACCTCGGGCACGACCTTCGGGCCGAACACGTTGCCGATCGTGGGGAGCTTCGAATCAGGGGTGATGATCTTCGACCTAGAACTCGGGCTCAACCCGAACTCCGACCCGAACTGCCGGACGAGCTCGAGGGCTTGCTTCCGCTGCGAGACGACCGGCGAGGTCTGAAGAAACCCCTTCGGCGTTTCGATCAGCCGGCCATTCTCTTTCAGGTATTCCTCGCACCAACGAAACTCAGCGACGGCAGTACAGAATGCGGCGAACAGAGGCTCGTCCACCTTCGAGAGCAGACCCATCTTCTCCATCTCGGGTCCGTACTCCCGCCAGACTGCCTTTGCCATGCGCGAGATCCAGGTCGGACGCCTCGCGATCGTGTTGCACTTGGGTTCCTTCTTGTTGATCGGTCGCTTGCCGGGGTTGCCGTCAATCAGTTTCAGCGTGGTCGGTTTCGCCTTGCGCCCGCTAGCCATTCGCTGCCACCTTCCGGCGCCGGGAATCCTCGACGGTCTTGATCTTGTGGCAGGGACCACAGAGGCTCTGGAGATTGTCGAAGGTGTCCGGCCCGCCGTCGCGACGAGGAACGATGTGGTCGACCTCGGTCGCTGCAGTCGTGATGCCGTGAGCCCGACACACAACACAGAGGGGGTGTCTGGCGAGCACCCACCCCCGGAGATCGATCCAGTACTGAGAATGGTAGAACTTCACATCCTCGGGGTCGCGACTGAACCGGTCGTACCTGCGCCTCGACTCCGCACGGTCCGCGATGTCGAACTCTCGGTGGGCCTTGCAATGCCGAGACTCATACTCGGCGAGACCTGGGCACCCAGGTTGCTTGCATGGTCGGCGAGGTTTCATCGGCATCAAGGTCACCCTATCTCAATATCTGCCATTTTGGCACCTTTGTCAAAAAAACATGCCATTACGGCACAAATCGCG